GTCGACTATATTGATCCAGCAAATGGCACATTACCAGTATCCAGTTGGAATGCTGGAGACCAAGTTATTGTTAAGGTTACTAGTGATATTGCTGGTGCTGCTAACAATACATTATTGTTTGGTGCTTCTGATAGTGCTAACAAGTATCAGAACAATCAAGCTGCTGTTGTTGAAGTTAAACTTTACAAAACAGCTATCAGAAATGGTGACTGGAATCCAACAACCGCACCATGGGGAGGTACACCAGTTAGTGTTGCACAGTCTGGTGCATGGAATGTTTCTGCTGGTGTTGATAACTCTACAACGCTTATTGCTTCTGGCACAGACGATGCAGCTAACCCAACACAAGATGTTCCTGGTGAACTAGTCTACCATTATGGTTCTGGTAGTGATCCTACAACAGATCAGTATGAAGCGAGAAATCTTTGGTAAATTTTAATCACCTAAAATAAGGGCAAAAACATGCTAGAAGCCTGGGAATTAATTAGACATGTAGCCGAAGTTTTAGGAATGGTATTTTTGCCAATATTGGGATGGATGTTACTAACTTTAACCCAACACTCTAAAAAGATCATTCTTTTGGAGGAGCGTGTGAACGAAACTATTACTCACAGACTTGGTATCCTAGAAGAAAATATGGACGAAATTCGTCAAAAAATTGATGATACAACAAAAATCATTAATTCTATTTCGATGGATACGCATCAAATTAAATATAACTATGAAAATAGAGATAAAAAACTTGATGCGATCTGGGATGAAGTTCAAAAATTATCCAAAAATAACTAGCTATATGGTAGGTCTGGCAGTATAATTATATTGCTGGACCTACATTTTTCCCTATATACAGGCTAGGAGTATCTATATGGACGATGTTCAAAAGATGGAAATAAAAGAAAAAGCAGAGATGGAATATATGGTTGAGAAGGCTAGAATATTCTCAAAAAATTCATGTAAGGATTGTCATGGTCGTGGATATTTATTGATTTCTTTAGTAAATCAAGATAGTCCAAATACCAAATATTTTAGATATTGCCATTGTGCAAATAAAAACATGAAAAAATATCAATAATTTTTTTAAAAACAAATAAAGGTGTATATGTGATAGCTGGAACATAAAGACGCTACATATACATTAAGCTAAAGCGACACTATCCAGCTTTAATCAGTTGTTAATAATAGATATACAATATATAAAAATTTACTTTAACATATCATCTATTATAAACACAAAACTGTGTCGCCTAAAAAATCATACCCGTCACAATTATAAATCTTGAATTCGCTAGACGATGTAGGGATTAAGGTGACGGGTTTTTTTATCAGGAAAAGGAAAGAATATGAATATCAGAGTTAAGAAAAGAAATGGTAAATTGGAAGACTTCGACGTAGAGAAAATTCATCAGGTGGTAAATTGGGCATGTGAAGGAATTAATGGAGTTAGTTTTTCTGATATTGAGATGAATGCTGAGTTAGCACTATATGATAAGATTCCATCTGTAGATATTCATCAAATACTTATTGACTCAGCAAATGATTTAATCTCTGAAGAAGATCCTAACTATCAATATGTTGCTGCTAAACTATTGAACTTTAAGGTCCGTAAGGATGTATGGGGTGGATATAGTCCACCAAGACTCTTAGATCATATTAGAGATTTAGTTAGATTAGATTTATATGATCCTATGATTATTAAATATACAAAAGAATCTTACTCTAAAGATGAGGTCAATAAGTTAGGAGAATATATTAAGCACGATAGAGATTATTTATTTACCTATTCTGGATTGCAACAAATGGTAGATAAATATCTATTGAAGAATAGGAACACTGGAGTACTATATGAAACACCTCAATTTGCTTATATGCTGATTGCTATGGTATTGTTTATGCAGTGTGGAGAAGATAGAGTTACTAAGGTAAAAGAAGCATATGATTATTTCTCTACATTTAAGATTAATCTTCCAACTCCAGTTATGGCGGGGGTGAGAACTAAGATTCGTCAGTTTGCGTCTTGTGTGCTTGTTGATGTAGGAGATAGTTTAGATAGTATTACCGCATCTGTTAATAGTGTTGCTAAATATACTGCTCGTCGTGCTGGTATTGGTTTAAACTTTGGTAGAATGAGACCATTAAATTCGCCCATTCGTGGTGGAGAAGTAGTGCATACTGGTGTTATTCCATATCTCAAACTCTTTGAATCAGCAGTAAAGGCTACGAGTCAAAACGGCATTCGTGGTGGTAGTGCGACTGTAAATATACCATTTTGGCATTATGAAATAGAAGATGTGTTAGTATTAAAGAATAATGGCGGAACAGACGATAATCGTGTTCGTAAGTTAGATTATTGTATTCAATTCTCAAAATTATTTTATGAAAGATTGATTAAAGATGAAGATATAACATTACTATCACCAGCAGAATGTGCAGGTTTATATGATGCTTTCGGTCATGAGGAATTTGATAATTTATATTTACAATATGAGTCTCGTAGCAATCTACAGTTTAGCAAGAAGATTAAAGCAAGGAAACTTGCAGAATTATTTGCAAGAGAAAGATTAGAGACTGGTCGTATTTATGTTATGAATATTGATCATTGTAATCAAAATGGAAGTTGGAACGCAGATGTAAAGATGACAAATCTGTGTGTGGAAATCACTCATCCTACTAAACCACTAAATCATATTGATGATCCAGAGGCAGAGATTGGTATTTGTATCCTATCTGCAATTAATTTAATTGAAATAAATAATGATGAAGAGTTACAAAAGTCTTGTGAGATCACCATTAGATTATTAAATGCATTAATTGATTATCAGGACTATCCTATTAAAGCAGGAGAAACCTTTACTCTTAATCGTCGTTCTTTAGGTGTAGGTATTACTAATCTTGCTGGATTTTTAGCAAAAAATAAACTGTCGTATTATTCACCAGAAACATTAGAAGTTGTTGATGAATGGATGGAAAAGATACAGTATTATTTACTTGATGCCTCATGCAAGATGGCAGAGGAAAGCGGTGCTTGTCCAAAATTCAATGAAACAAGATATGCTGATGGTTTATGTCCTTATGATTGGGCCAATCCAACAGCAAAAAAACTTGTAAAACGAAAGCCCTCAATGGATTGGAAAGGATTAAAGAAAAGAATTAAGGAATTTGGCTTGAAAAACTCTACGGTCAGTGCTATAATGCCATGTGAGTCTTCAAGTGTTATCCAGAACAGCACTAATGGAATAGAACCAGTCAGAAGACTTTTAACATATAAAAAAGCAAAGAATGGAATGTTGAAGCAGTTAGTTCCAGCATTTCATAAGAATAGAAAATATTATGATTTAGCATTTGATTTTCAAAATAACCAACCATTACTTAATATGGTTGCTACATTACAGAAATGGATTGATATGTCAATATCCACAAATAATTACTACAACTATTCTCATTATGAAGGCGGGAGTATTCCATTAAGTATTATTATTAAAGATTTAGTTTATGCTTACAAGGTAGGAGTTAAGACTTTGTATTATGCTAATAGTCCAGATGGCGATGTAGATGTAACTAGTGGTTGTGAAGGTGGAGGTTGTTCAATATGATAACTGTATTAAATAAGAAAAATGTAGATACTACAACTCAACCATTATTCTTAGGTGAGCCATTAGGCTTACAGAGGTATGATAGATTTAAATATCCTATCTTCTGGGAACTATATAATAAACAAATAGAGTTCTTCTGGCGACCCGAAGAGATTGAACTTAAAAAGGATAGAGCAGATTTCCAAACACTTACAGATAATGAGAAGTTTATTTTTACTTCTAATTTAAAGTATCAAACGATGCTTGATAGTGTCATTTGTCGTGGTGTTCCTACGCTGCTTGAGTATGTTAGTAATCCTGAGCTTGAAGCCTGTCTAAATGTATGGGGTTTCTTTGAGCAGATTCATAGTACATCATACAGCTATATCATTAAGAATGTTTATGCAGATCCAAGCTCTGTATTTGATTCTACATTAGAAGATAAGGAAATCCTGAAGAGGGCAGAAAGTGCTATTGAAGATTATAATAAGCTAGGATATGGCACATATAAGGATGTTAAAGAACAACTCTATATGACTCTTATTAGTATTAATATCTTAGAAGCAGTTCGTTTTTATGTATCATTTATTTGTTCTTTTGCTTTTGCTAAGAATAAAAAGATGATTGGAAATGCAGATATTATTAGACTAATTAAGAGAGATGAAGCGGTCCATTTATATAATACTCAAACTATTCTAAATATTCTAAAGAATGAAAAATCTGAAGGGTTTCAGGATATAGTAAAGAGATGTCACGATGATGCTATTGCTATGTTTCAAAGGGCAGCAAATGAAGAAAAGGAATGGGCATCCTATCTATTTAAAGATGGATCATTAATTGGTTTAAATGAGACCACATTGCATGGTTATATTGAATGGTTAGTTGACTCGCGTCTTGAGACACTTGGGTTTCCAAAGATTTATAATGCAAAGAAGAATCCTATTAAAGGTTGGTCAGATGCATTTATGAATAGTGAGGCAGTTCAAGTTGCCCCTCAAGAGAGCGAAATTACGTCTTATAAAATTGGTGCATCTAAAAATGATTTAGAAGATTTAAATTTTGATGATTTAAGCTTATGAGGTATAAATATGTTTATTAAAGAATATCCAGAACTTGGTCATATGCAAATAATTCAAAATACTTTACCAGTGACAAGTGCAGAAAAGAAATATCATTATGTAAAGATAAGTGTTGCTGGTAAAAATATGCATTTGTTATTAACAGATTCTGAGGTATCAAGAGGACTTCATAGGGCACAAAGAAATGCAGATGATATAATGAATCAGGTTCCAATTAAGACTAGGATTACTATGTGCGTTTGGGTAGGAATTTATGCGTCTTTTATGACTGCTTTATTTATGGGTATGGTAATTAAGTACATGAGTTGACACATGCATAAGCCAGCATTAGTATTAAATACAGATGGCTCGCCATTAAGAATTATTACTTGGAAACGTGCTATATGTTTAGAAATTATTGGTAAGGAAATGCCGGGAGAAGGTGTTACTATATTGAAATACTATGACGATTATGTTAAATCTGCTGGTGGCTTAGTTATGCAAGTGCCAGCAGTAGCTATAACTAATCGTTATATTAATGTCAAAAGACAAATTCCTTTAACAAAAGCAAATGTAATTATGAGGGATAAGTCTCGCTGTCAATATTGTAATATACATCTATCTTCAGAAATGATTACTATAGATCATGTTACTCCTAAAAAAATGTTTAAAAATAAAATAGATGCAACAACATGGACTAATGTTGTAGTGGCATGTAAGCCATGTAATATTAGGAAGGGTGGTAGGACGCCATCACAGGCAGGGATGCCTTTAATAAATAAACCATTCGAGCCGAATATCTATAATTTTTGGCATTTCCAAAAGTTACCAGAATGGGATGAATTCTTAGGGTATAATTAATGAACAGACCAGATACCTGTGATAACTGTAAGAGAAAAATAGAAAATAAAGATAAGGTTACCGTTATTATTCCCAATGTAGAAGTAACAAATAAAATGTCAGAGCCAGACACAATACATTTAAAACTATCTAAGTATTCTCTTACTACAAGAGCAATGAAAGTATATTGTTCTAAATGTTTGAATCCAAAAAATTATATAGGAGAGGATGATGCCTGAATATACATTTGATTGTAAAAAATGTGGACAATTATCATATTTAATATGTTCTATATCTGAATATGATGATATGTCGTCCAAGTTTAAATGCACTCATTGTAAAAGTAAGATGGTTTTTCGCTCATATGCAGACGATAGTATTCATACTAGTATTAAAGAAATTAAAACTGTAGCACAGCTTGCTGAAGCAAATGAAAAGAAATATGGTAAAGAATTAATTGCCAAAATGAGAGAGGAGCATAAAACAAAGCGTAAGGAAGGTATGAAAGAACTACCTAAAGGTATGTCTAGGGTCAAGTCTAGTGATGACTTAAAGGATAATTATAGCAAATCAGACTGGAAAAGGAAAGGTAAATTAAAATGAGTGAACATATTATTAATGCGGACAAGGATCAACATGGATTTTATAAAGAAGGAACTATCGACAACGCTAATCAGAATACAAAGCTGTATACCATTAGTGGTAGGCATGACTTTATAGATCAAGACGGGTTTTTTCAGGTTAATTTTGAACCTGTTGAAAAGGCAAAAATTAATCCATATGTACATGCTATTAAGCATAATCATAGATATATGGTTAAGATCGGTGAAAATGGCAAACTATTTAATCCATATGGGTTATATAGTGAGGGGATGGAAACTAAACAGCGTGTTGGTAGACCAACATGGAAGTTTGTAAATACTACAAAGGCTAACTTTGATCAATATGTTATTTTTCTTAAGACTAAGAACGAAGCCTTTTTAAAGAAGGCTGAGAGGGAGATTATATAATGGCTAAATTTGCAAATACAAAAGGACTAAGCAAGCAAGAAAAGTATATGATACAGGGTATGCTAATTGAGGATAATTCCATAGAAGATATTGCTAAGTATCTTGATCGTGAGGTAGAATTAGTAAATGGATTTGTTCAAGACCTTCCTGCAAACTGGATGAATCTTGAACTTGTAGAATCGGTTAATGAAGAATTAACTACTGAAGAATCAAATACTCAAAAACCAAATACTATGATGCATTTTATCAATAAAACAGGAAAAGGAAATAAGGGAGTTACTATAATGACTCCTGTTGCTTCCGAAAGAGCAGATGCAAATCGTAGTGGTAGGGGTATTCATACAGTCAAAAACTCTACTTATACACACAAGATTAAATGAATAAAAAATATGAAAGCAAATATCAGTCTAGGCATAATCCTGGTAAACAAGTGACTCTAGGACAATGGATAGCTGAGTTGATGTGTGAAAGAAAAGCACAGGCAGATGAGAATAAGGA